AGGCAGCCCGCCGATCTCTAGGACGGCATACATCGGTATCTCACCTTCATTGTCAAAAGCTATACGCGTCAACTTCATGTCCGAGTCACACAGTGGGCATGGGTGTTTACGCAGGGCGTCTTTAAGTTGATCAATTGTTATTTGCATGGTTTCCACTCCGGCAATGGAGTTGGAATAGCAGCTTTCTTGTGACGCTCTTCTACTATTGACATATCCAATGGTGCCTTACTCTCATTAAATAAATTAGCCGCGTATTTAGCCAACGAATCCTTGTCGTCCTTATGCACTAGATAATGCAGTATTGCTGACGTACCTACAGGCTTGGTAAATTTACCTCGATGCGTTACTTTACTCATTGTAATACCTGGTCTACGCAGCGCCATTGCCAAGTGCATTGCAGCATTTACTTTATCGACATCTTGTTTCCAGACCCTCACTTTTAGTACGGAAAGTTCATCGTCGTCGGGCTTGGTAATCGTATTATTTACGCATTTTGAGCATGATCCTGACTGAGTATATCGGTAAGCATAATGCCCGTTTTTACAAGGTCGACCTGTTATATAAGTAGGCAACCATAACTTAAGAGCTTCTGGACGTTCCATATAATATCCTATATTTATGATATGTAGCTAAGATGTATTATACCTAAGATATGTAGAAAAGCCAAATATTTACCACAAATACCCCGGACTCGATTTTTGAAAGCCTTTATCCATGCGGTTTACCCCAATACGTCAAAAAAATACACGGTTTTCACATCGCTCTATATCATAGTGATATGGTATATACATTACATATCATATGCTAATGTACGGCTGCTATGAATGTTATATTATTACGGGGTATAGGGGTATATATAGGTATATAAGTAATATAAATAAGGAGTTAGAGTACCCCACCCCGTACTTACCCTGTAAAAGTTATCCACAATTGATGGGGTATTACATAATTGTGTTGACAACTGATGACAGCTTCGTTAATATTCTGTGTCTGCGAAAGCAGCGGAGGTCACGGAGGGTTGATCTGTTGGTAACTGGAGAACACCAAATGAAAATTGAGTTCGAACGATTAGGTAGATCACTCGTCGGCTGCATCGTGGCTGATGTGGTCGTGGTGGCTATACTTGTTAAGTCTCAGGGTAAATGGGAGATTGACGATATGATTCCGAGTAAGTATCTTAACGCCGAAAAGCATCAGGAAATTAACGACGCTATTAATAAAAAACTCAACGAGTTGAACTCAGCGGAGGTGGTTAAAATTGTTTCCGTCAGCCGATAGCGCCCTGAGGTGGGCGGCAAAGATCAAGTGCACGTTGATAATCGACGCTAGTTCGGTTAACGATATGTGCGGCAAGCCTACCCCTGGTACAACGAACGATCTACTCCGAGGTTTATCGGCCCAAGAAGCGCAGCAGCAAGCCGACACAATCATCAAGTACGCAACAAGTATTTCCGACTCTGTTTGCGTACAATACATTCAAGCCAAATATTTCTTCCAGACGAAAGTTGACGATATCGTTCAGCGAGTAATGTCAAACGTACTTCACGCAATGGGTGGTACTAATCGCCGTGATATCCATTGTGTCGTACGTGCTTATGTCGGTGATACCGTAACCAAACGGCAGATGAGGGAGGCGCTACGTTGCCGTAGCAGCACCGTCGCTAAGATCGAAACCCAGGTTTACGACGCGATGGACGGGGTGCATTACCAAGCAATGAACGGATTGGAAAGTAAGTTAAAGGATATGGGGTTGATATCACTTGACAGATAAATGGTAACGCTGATAACATAAAAACCCTAAGATACCGAAGCTCGCTCAGGAAACTGTGCGGGCTTTTTTCATTTATACATTTAGGAGCAGGGTCAGTGATGGGCACTCCGATAAAACTTGAAGACATGCTCGCAGACGCCGTTAAAAGAGTTGATAGGTTAGAAGCTGACTCAACCGAAAAAGAGACAAGGATAAAGATGCTTGAGGGGTTTAAGTTAGAGTGTGATCGTTTGCATAAGCAAGGGGAAGATCGGCAGCGTCGGCATGAGGATAGTTTAAATCGGAATACTGAATCGATGATATTGATGGCTAAAGCCGTAGCGGATATGAATATTACAATGACGCGGTTGCTGCAGAACGACGATGACGCTAAGCCAATAATCAAGCTATACCGAGACGTCGGTACTGCATGGAAAGTCAACAAGACTCTGTGGACGACAATTGTTTCGATCGCCGTAGGTGTTGCCGCAATAGCTGCCGCTTGGAAGGTGTTCTGATGACCAAAGTAATTGATTGGGAGCGGGTTGAGATTGATTACCGCGCAGGGATCAAGACGCTTCGGGATATCGCCGACGAACATGGTATTAGTCACGGTGCGATAAACAAGAGGGCTAAGCGTGACGGGTGGGTCAGAGATCTGACTGCGAAGATACAAGCTAAGGCTGCTGAACTGGTATCCAAGAGTGCGGTATCCAAAGAAGTATCCAAAACGATGCGGATACTTGAATCTGAGATAGTTACTGCCAATGCCGTCAATAACGCTACGATAGAATTGAAGCAGCGCGATGACGTGACATTTGGTAGAGAGGTAATTACTAGCTTAATTCAAGAACTAAAAGAACAGATCGACAACCGCGCTGATCTTGAAGATCTCGGCGAAATGATGCGTAACCCCGACGCTTACGGCAACGATAAGCTGAATGATCAATATAAGAAAGTTATTTCGTTTGCAGGTCGCGTTGATAACGCTAAGAAGTTAGCTGAGGCAAACAAAGTGCAGATCGAACTTGAGCGTAGGGTTTATAAGATCGATACGGACCCGTTCAGCGATGCGGACAAGAAAGCTCGAATAACTGTAAGTTTTGAATAATGACTGAAGTTAAGATCCCCGCAAGGTTTCCTCAGAAGCTTAAGTTTCTGTTTGATCCTTATCGTTATAAGATCGCATATGGCGGTCGCGGGTCAACTAAGTCGTGGTCGTTTGCGAGAGCGTTGTTGATTAAAGGTTCTGAAAAGCAATTGAGGATACTGTGCGCCCGTGAAGTTCAGAAATCTATCGAACAGTCGGTGCATCTATTGCTTAGTGATCAGATCAAGATGTTAGAGTTGGAGTGGGTCTACAGAATAACAGACACAGAAATAACTGGAATTAACGGGACGCAATTTAACTTTGCCGGCCTATCGAATATTACAGCAGCGTCGTTGAAATCATACGAAGGTGTGGATATCGTATGGGTAGAAGAGGCCCAAACCGTGACGAAAAAATCTTGGGATACTTTGATACCTACGATTCGTAAAGATGATTCTGAGATATGGGTAAGTTTTAACCCGGAACTGGACACCGATGAGACTTACGTTCGTTTCGTTATTAATCCTCCGCCTAATTCGCACGTATGTTTTATCAACTATAGCGATGTTCCGGGGTTCTTCCCGAAAGTTCTAGAAGAAGAACGTAAACACTGTGAGATTGTAAACGTAGAAGATTACCCGACGATATGGGAGGGTAAATGTCGATCTGCGGTAGTGGGGGCGATTTACGCTAAGGACGTGGAACTTGCGGTACGTGAAAACAGAATAACCAACGTCCCTTACAATCCTATGCTTAAAGTTCATTGCATATGGGATCTCGGATGGAACGATTCGATGTTCATCATACTTGCGCAGAAAGTGCGGTCAGAGATAACTATTATTGAGACGATCGAGGATAGCCATAAGACTATTGATTGGTATGTGTCAGAATTACAGAGCCGCCGATACAATTGGGGCTATGATTTCCTGCCGCACGACGGATTCCATAAGGATTATAAAACAGGCAAGAGCGCCGAAGAGATACTAAAAGCTTTTGGTCGTAAAGTTAAGCCCATTCCTGATGTTGGGGTCGAGGACGGTATAAAGGCTGCGAGGATGGCGTTTAGGCAGGTGGTATTCGATCGCAATAAGTCTGCTAGATTGATTGAGTGCCTGAAGCGTTACAAGCGGATTATAAGCCGTAACGGTGAGCCAGGTTCTCCGCTTCATGACCAGTATTCGCACGGTGCTGATGATTTTAGATATCTGGCATTGGTAGCTGAGCAAATGACAAATGAGGATGAATCCGTTCGTAGGGTTCCAATTAAACCACGACAACCGGCGGTAGCTGGAATGGGGATGTGATATGCCACAAGTAAAGAATACAACGACGACGGCCTACGCTGCGAGTCTGGTAGTTTCGTCAACGCCTAAAACTCGTTTATGCGGTCTGAGCGGATACAACTCAAAGACCTCTTCGCAATTCATACAGATTCACGATGCAGCGAGTCTGCCCGCCGATGCGTCAGTTCCTAAAGTCGTGTTCGAGGTTGCTGCGTCAAGCAAGTTTGCGATTGATTTTGGGGCTAACCCTAGAACGTTCGATACTGGAATCGTCGTATGTAATAGTTCCACAGCACCTACCAAAACGATCGGATCAGCGGATTGCTGGTTTGATGTGCAGACTATGCCGGCCATCTACTAATGTTAGACATAACGCCTGAAGTACTCGAAGAGTTGCGCGAGCAACTAGCGACCGAGCGCGAAAAGAAACTTGACGCTCTTGGTGGAGTTATCGCAAAGCTTCGTGATGAAGCCGTCACAGCAAGGCGTGAGTCGGGGTTCGAGCGGCAATGGAAAGAGGATGAAGAGTATTACGAAGGTATTGATGATCTTAATCGCAATACTAATCAATACATCAAGCCGCGTTCCGATACCGGTGGTCTTACTCAGAACAAAGTTAGCGTATCGGATAGCCAGTGCGTAGAGTTCCTTAATATTACTCGACCGTTCGTTGACGCCGCGAGTGCTCGCGCTGGCGACATATTACTTCCGGCGACAGCTTGGAATTTTAATATTAAAGCAACCCCGATACCTGAATTTGAGGAAAACGAGGATAGCGATAAGCAGATTGTCGACCCCAAGACCGGCCAGCCGTTCGTGCTTGGTGACGTTATTAAAGATCGTAACAAGCGAGTAGGCGAGACGGTCGGTAAGGCTAAGCGTAGGTTAGAGGATTGGTTGATTCAATGTGGCTATAAGAGAGAATGCCGTAAGGTTATTGACGGTGCTGCGATGGTCGGGACTGGTGTATTGAAGGGGCCGTTTCCTGATAAGCAGACTACTAAGATAGTTAAAGATTCAACCCTTGTCGTTGAAGAAACGATCGTACCTAAGTCTAAATATATTAGCCACTGGGATTTCTTCCCCGATATGAATTGTGGTGAGGATATACAGGACGGCGACTATGTATTTGAGCGGTCTTATCTGACCGCTAGGCAACTGTCCGGCTTGATTGGCGTGCCTGGTTACGAAGAAGATGCGATACGTAGGGTACTCGAGGAAGGTCCCGGTATGCGTAACGAGCAAGGCAAACGAACGGAAGGTGATGATCGCTTCGAGGTCTGGTATTACTACGGCACTATTAAATCGCATGAGCTTAAGGAGCTTGATTCCAAGTATGCAGATGGTTGCGGCGATGACGAGGATGATCAGACTTATGTCAACGCCATCATAGTATTGGTAAACAAAACAGTGATCAAAGGGGTCAAGAACCCATTAGATCACTACGGCTACCCGTTCGACGTCATGATATGGAAGCGCGTACCGGGCAAGCCGTTCGGTATCGGTGTAGCCCGCGAAGGTCGTGTTGCTCAGAAAACTGTACTCGCTTCGTTTCGTACATTAATGGAAAACATGGGTCTCGCTTCGATTCCAATGATTGCGATATTGCGCAGCGCAATTGATCCGGCGGACGGCGACTGGACGTTGCGCAAGGGTAAAGTGTGGGATATCAAAGAGGATTCCGGTATTACCAATATTAACCAAGCGATTCAGACGATTGTTATCCCTGCGATGCAAGCCGAACTTCAAGCTCTGCTAGAGCTGGCCATGAAGATGATGGAAGATTCGACCGGCATAACTTTCTTGATGCAAGGACAACAAGGGTCGGCTCCTGATACTGTCGGCGG